CCGAAAGCGCCGTTCATCGGCTACGGCGGGCAGTTTGAGGGCTACGAGCAGCAATGGAAGACGGCCAACATCAACAACTGGCCGTACCTTGAGGTCAACCCGGACGTGACCGACGGCCAGGGCGCGGTGCTGCCGCTCCCGCAGCGGGCACAGCCTCCGATGGCCTCAAGCGGACTGCTGCAGGCCAAGGCCGGCGCGTCGGACGACATTAAAAGCTCGACCGGGCAGTACGACTCAAGTCTCGGTGCCACCAGCAACGAGCGGTCGGGCCGGGCCATCCTCGCGCGCGAGAAGCAGTCCGACACCGGCACCTACCACTATGTGGACAACCTTGCGCGAGCCATTCGGTACGGCACCCGGCAACTGGTGGACCTGATACCCAAGATCTACGACACGCAGCGCATTGCGCGGATCATCGGCATTGACGGCGAAACGGATCAGGCCATGATTGACCCGATGCAGCCCATGCCGGTCAAGAAGATACAGGACGAACGGGGCATCGTCATCAAGAAGATATACAACCCCGGCGTCGGCAGGTACGACGTTGCGGTGACTACCGGCCCGAGCTACATGACCAAGCGGCAGGAGTCGCTGGACGCCATGTCGCGCCTGTTGCAGGGCAACCCGCAACTGTGGGCGGTGGCCGGCGACTTGTTCATCAAGAACATGGACTGGCCGGGCGCGCAGGAGATGGCCGCACGGTTTGCCAAGACGATCGACCCGAAACTGTTGTCGGACGAAGACGATCCGGCGCTGCAAGCGGCCAACCAGCAGATGCAGGCAATGGGCCAAGAGATGCAGCAGATGCACCAGATGTTGCAAAACGTCAGCCAGTCGATGGAAGCCCAAGAGCTGAAGATCAAGCAGTTCGACAGCGAGGTCAAAGCCTACGACGCCGAGACCAAGCGTATCAGCGCGGTGCAGGCGGGCATGAGCGAAGAACAGATCCAAGACATTGCAATGGGCGTGGTCGCGGCGGCTATGGAATCGCAAAGCATGATGAGCCAGATGCCCGAGATGCGCGAGGAGTCCATGCCTATGGAAATGATGCCACAGCAAGGGGCGATGCCCCCGCCGCAAGAGATGCCACAGCAAGGAATGACGCCGCAATGAAAGCCTCGGACTTCGTAGGTATCCTGTTTCTGGCGCGGGACGTGGCGCATAGCGTACACCTTAATACCCGCAGCTACAGCAAGCACAAAGCCTTGAACAAGTTCTACAACGGCATCGTGGGCCATGCGGATGCTTTTGCCGAAGCCTACCAAGGCCGAAACGGGCTGATCGGCCCCATTACGCTGATGTCGGCCAAGAAGACCAGCAACATCATCGAGTTTCTGGAAGACCAACTCAAAGAGATCGAGTCGGTGCGCTACGACGTGTGCGACAAAACGGACACGCCGTTGCAGCAGTTGATCGACAACATTGTCGATCTGTATCTGTCCACCTTGTACAAACTGAAATTCTTGGCGTGAGGTAACAATGGCAACTGACCGTCTTTCCGTAGTCCGAGATCCGATAGCCACGACGGGCTACAGCGTGTCCTACACCGGCACGGCGGGTGTCACCTCGGCGTACAACCCCGGAGCGTCCACCGTAATGGTGTGGTGTACGACCGACGCCTACATCAAAGTAGGTGAGGGCGTAACAGCCACCACCGCTGACACGCCGGTGCCATCCTATACGCCCATGTGGTTCCCGGTCCCCGCGGGCAGCGGTGCGCCTTTCCGCGTGTCGGCTATCCAGATCAGCGCGGGCGGCACCGTCTACACGAAGCCCTTCAATTGATAGTCCTCAATGCCACGCGGGTGATGTGCTGGTTTCGCAAAGCGAGACCGGACGCCGTTCACCCCGGCGGGGATCTTTTGTTGGAAGACTCTAGCTTCATCCTGCTCGAGGATGGGGTCAGCACTATATTGCTTGAAGCGTAAGGAGAAACAACGTGGCCGATACCAAGATCTCAGGACTAGCAGCGGGCGCACCCGCACAGGCAACGGACCTTATCCCGATTGCGCGGGCCGGGGCCAACTACAGCATTACGCCTGCGAACATATTGTCGTATGGTGCATCGGCGGCAACAGTTCCCTCGATTACGTTTAACACAACGTCGGGCGTTATTGGCAGCACGACCAACGATGCGGCGGCAACCGGATCTGTGGGCGAATATGTTTCGTCTACCATTGCTCCGGGTTCGGCAGTAACAATTACGACAACCGCAACTTCGCAAGACATCACGACTATATCGCTGACTGCCGGGGACTGGTTGGTTTCAATCAACGGGGCGGCGCAATCTACAGGAAGCGTTACGACACGCATATTTTTTTGGATTGGCACGACAGCGGGAAATAGCGCCGCTGAAGCGACAGCCGGGACGATGGCAGATTTCAACTATGCGTTGCCTATAAACGCAACGGTTCCCGGCGCGGTTCCTAGTTTCCGAATGAGTCTGGCCTCTACAACCACAGTCCGATACAAAGCATATGCCAATTTTTCTGGTACGCAGCCGACGATGCAAGGCCGAATCTCAGCAACGAGGGTCAGATAATGAACATCTTTTATGTACTTTTCCCGGCGGCAAACATCTGGCGCGTTTGGGAAGGCATGGACAAAGAAACAGTCGAAATGCTTGCTGCGGAATTTGGAACCTACAAATTCGGGACAAAAGACGAATACGACCAAAAAAATCGTATAAATCTGAAATAGTTTTTTACCGTACTAGGGCGGCACTCTAGGGATTCTCAGGAATCGAGCCATGTCTGAAGAAGTGATAGCGGAGCAACCCGCGCCGGAACAGGACGCTACGGCAGCGCCTGCCCCAGAAGTAGCAGCGCCGGAAGCAGCACCCGAAGGTGAGGTCAAGGAATCAAAGCTATTCAGCCAAGAGGATCTGGACGCAGCCATCGGCAAGAGGCTTGCAAGAGAGCAACGAAAGTGGGAACGCGAAGCAAGGCAGGCCGAAGCACCAAAGCCCGTCCCTGTGGAGCATGTCAAGCCGGAACAGTTTACGACGACCGAGGAATACGTCGAAGCATTGACGACTTCCAAGGCGCAGCAGATTGTCCAGCAACAACAGTTTGCGAAACAGCAACAAGAGTTTCTGGGTAACTATCACGACAAGGAAGAGGACGCACGGAGCAAGTACGAGGACTTTGAACAAGTCGCGTACAACCCCAAGCTGCCGATTACTCAGGTGATGGCCCAGACGATTCAAGCCTCGGATAACGGCCCTGATATTGCATATTATCTCGGCACTAACCCCAAGGAAGCTGACCGCATAGCCCGACTTTCTGACCCGTTTTTGCAGGCTAAAGAGATAGGAAAACTGGAAGCAAAGATCGCTTCTACACCGATTACGAAACAAACATCTAGCGCACCTGCGCCGATTTCACCAGTTACTGCCCGCGGGGGTCATTCCGGCGGCTACGACACCACAGACCCACGGTCAATCAAAACAATGACCACAAGTCAATGGATCGAAGCTGAAAGAGCAAGACAAGTGAAAAAGCAGGAAGCGAGGAACCGCTAAATACTTTTAGGAGTTTTTCATGGCCAACAGTTTATTGACAATTGATATGATAACTAGGAAGTCTCTTGAGATTCTCGAGAACAACCTGGTCCTTTCCCGCAACGTCAACAAAGAGTACGACGACAGCTTTGCTGTCGAAGGTGCAAAGATCGGCTCCACGCTTCGTATCCGCTTGCCGGATCGTGCGCTGGTGACCGACGGTGCCGCCCTGCAAGTGCAGGACGACAACGAGCAGTACACGACCCTCACCGTGTCCAGCCAGAAGCATATCGGCATCAACTTCACCTCTGCCGAGCTGACCATGCAGTTGGACGACTTTGCGGAACGTGTTCTCAAGCCGCGTATCAGCCAACTGGCGTCGAGTGTTGACGCTGACGTGGCGAATGCGTACAAGTCCATTTTCAATACCGTGGGTACGCCTGGCACCACGCCGGCCACCGCGCTGGTTTTGCTTCAAGCGCAACAGAAGCTGAACGAGTCGGCGGCGCCTATGTCACCGCGTTACGCAACCGTGAATCCTGCGGCCAATGCGGGACTGGTGAACGGCCTGAGCGGTTTCTTCAACCCGACGGGTACGATTTCCCGCCAGTTCAAGACCGGCATGATGGGCGAAGGTGTTTTGGGTTACGACGAAATGAACATGTCGCAGTCGATCGTCAACCACACCACGGGCAGTCGTGCGGGGACCATTCTGGTCAACGAAACGGTTAGCGCCCAAGGTCAAGCCACCATTACCCTTGACGGTTTGACCTCAACCACCACCGTTACTGTGGGTGATGTGTTCACGATCGCAGGCGTGTATGCGGTCAACCCGCAGACCCGTCTTAGCACCGGAAGCCTGCAGCAGTTTGTGGTGACCGCAGCGCAAACGGCGTCCGGTGGCGACATGGTGAACATGGCTATCTCGCCGCCCATGTATACCGCTGCAAATGCGCTGGCGACCATTGACGCATTCCCGGCTAACAACGCTGCCGTGACTTTTGTTGGCACCGCGTCCACCGTGTACCCGCAAAACTTGGTCTATCACAAGAATGCGATCACGTTGGCAACCGCTGACCTGTTGCTGCCGCAGGGCGTGGACATGGCCTCGCGCCAAGTCCATAACGGCATCTCCATGCGAATCGTGCGTCAGTACGACATCAACAACGACCGTATGCCTTGCCGTGTCGATGTGCTGTATGGTTTCAATACCATTCGCCCGCCGATGGCCTGCCGGATCTGGGGCTAACCAAACTGCCCCCGCACAGCGCGGGGGCAACTTAACACTTTAGGAGAAACAATCATGGCTCTCGCATCTGTCGGTGGTGGCTATCAGTTTACTGATGGCAATACGAATGAGTTGGAAATTGAAACCCAAGCAGCGCCGCAAACGGCAACGTCAACCGCAACTCTGACGGTCACACAAACCCTGGGCGGTCTTTTGGTGGTCGATCCGACCACTACGGCCTCAACCCTTACCCTGCCTACGGCGACGGCGATTGACGCAGTAATGACCAACATGAAAACCAACAGCACTTTCAAGTTGACGGTTATCAACCTTGGCACCAGCACCGGTCTCGTCACGATAGCGGTTGGCACCGGCATTACTGCCGTGGGTAACCTCGTTGTGGCTATCACCGGCAGCGCGGCGGGTGTGGGTGGTGCGGCTCAGTTCCTGTTCCGCAAAACCGGCACGGCTGCGTACTCGGTCTATCGGATAGCGTAAGCACTACCGCCCTCTGGCAATACCGCCGGGGGGCGGGTTTTTAAGGGCTATCATGGTCATCTACTTGCGGCATCCTGAACACGGCAACAAGGTCGCCATTGCAGAGGCCGAGGCCGCGTACGATGAGAAGAACGGTTGGGAACGGTACGACGCGGGTGCGTTGCTTACGCCCGTGGTCAATGAATTGATCCGACCTCGCGGTCGCCCGCGTAAGGAGTTGGTAGAGTGACGACATCGGCGGGAGACCAGATCAACGGAGCCTTGCGGCTCATCGGTCAATTGGCTGAAGGCGAAACGCCCTCGGCAAACACTTCAGCGGATGCGCTGACCGCAATGAACCAGATGCTCGACAGTTGGTCGTCCGAGCGCCTGTCGGTCTTCTCGACGCAAGATCAGGTGTTCACTTGGCCCGCCAATACCGCAACGCGCACTCTCGGGCCAACCGGCGATTTTGTGGGCAACCGTCCGGTGCAGGTTGACGATTCGACCTATTTCCGAGATCCGAGCAACAACATCAGCTTTGGCATCAAGCTGATAAACCAGCAGCAGTACAACGGCATCGCGGTCAAGACAGTGACCAGCACCTATCCGCAAGTCATGTTTGTCAACATGACGATGTCCAATGTAGAGATGACGGTGTATCCGGTGCCAACCAAGGCGTTGAGCTGGCACATCATCAGCGTCACGGAACTTACGCAGCCCGCGCTGCTCGCCACCACGCTGGTGGTCCCGCCAGGCTATCTGCGAGCCTTCCGGTTCAATCTGGCGTGCGAGATCGCCGCCGAGTTTGGCGTGGAGCCGCCGCCCCAGGTGCAGCGGATCGCCATGTCTTCCAAGCGCAACATCAAGAGGATCAACAACCCAGATGACGTGATGAGCATGCCCTACAGCATCATCGCAACCCGCCAACGGTTCAACGTGTTCAGCGGAAATTTCTAATGCTCATCGCGCTTGATTACGATAAAACGTACACCGTTGACCCGGTGCTATGGGACGGTTTTATCGCCGCGGCAAAAGCGCGAAAGCACAACATAAAGATTGTGACCCTGCGGACGCCGAGCGAGTCTATTCAAGTGGACGGAGTAGAAGTGGTCTACACCAGCAGACAAGCAAAAATGAAACACATAACTGCCGACATTTGGATTGACGACAACCCCGCGTGGGTGTATCAGGACTCGCTTTGAAAACGCCCATCCTTGGCGGCGCCTATGTCGCTCGGTCAATCAACGCAGCCGACAACCGTCTGGTCAACTTGTTCCCCGAGGCCGTGCCGGAAGGCAGCGGCGGGAAGGAAGGCGGGTTCCTGTCGCGCTGCCCCGGACTGGTGGTCCAGACGACGGTCGGCAGCGGGCCGATTCGCGGCCTGTGGCAGTACAACGGGTACGCTTATGCCGTGTCAGGCACCGAGGTGTACAAGATCACCTCGGCCTATGTTGCCACCAAACTGGGTGATGTGACCGGCACCGGGCCGGTCAGCATGGTGGACAACGGCACGCAACTGTTTATTGCGTGCAACCCGGATGCGTATATATACAACGACAGCACAACGGTATTTGCCCAGATTACAGATATAGACTTCCCCGGCGCGGTTACAGTCGGCTATCTGGACGGGTACTTTGTATTCAACGAACCGGATAGTCAGAAGTTCTGGGTAACGTCCCTGCTGGACGGCACGTCGGTAGATCCGCTGGACTTTGCCAGCGCGGAAGGCTACCCCGACGACATCGTTTCGTTGAACGTCAACCACCGCGAGATCTGGCTGTTTGGCAACAACTCGATTGAGGTCTGGTACAACGCCGGCACACCGGACTTTCCGATGGCGCGTATCCAAGGCGCGTTCATGGAGTTGGGGTGTGAGGCGGCGTACTCGGTTGCCAAGCTGGACAATGCCCTGTACTGGCTTGGCTCGGATGCTCGCGGGCGCGGGATGGTGTATCGGTCCAACGGGTACAACTTCACCCGCGTGTCTACGCATGCCATCGAGTATGAGATCCAGAGCTACGGCGACATCTCGGATGCGATCGGCTACACCTACCAGCAGGCGGGCCATGCGTTCTACGTCCTGACATTCCCCGGCGCCAACAAGACCTGGTGCTACGACGTGGCCACGCAGTTGTGGCATGAACGCGCCAGCTTCCAGAACGGACAGTTTGGCCGTCATCGATCTAACTGCCAGATGGCGTACAACAATCACGTCGTCGTGGGCGACTATCAGAACGGCAACCTGTACGCCTTTGATCTGGATTCGTTCACCACCGAGTTTGCGTTGCTGCTGGAAAGCGGGTCTTTGCTGCTACTTGAGAACGGCGATCCAATTACTTTGGAATCCACGTCGGGCAGTCTGGACAAGTGGCTACGCTCTTGGCGTGCGCTGGCGACCGGCACCAACAATCTGAAACGCACCGCGCAGCACTCGCTGCAACTGGACTGCGAGGCGGGCGTGGGTCTGACCTCGGGCCAAGGCAGCGACCCGCAGGTGCTGCTGCGGTGGTCCGATGACGGAGGCCACACATGGAGCAACTACCACAGCCGCACGATGGGGGCGACGGGCGAGTACGGCCAGCGCGTCATCTGGCGGCGCTTGGGCATGACCGAGAAGTTGCGCGATCGTGTCTACGAGGTGACGGGGACTGACCCCGTAAAGATAGTCATCATGGGCGCGGAACTGTTCGTGACGCCGACAAGTGCCTGACATCTCCCAGATCCCCGCGCAGCGGGTGCCGTTCACCGATGACCAGAAGATGGTCACGCGGGAGTGGTATCGGTTTCTGTTCAACCAGTTCACGCTGACCGGCGCGGGCCAGAACTCCACGACGCTGACGGAGGTGCAGTTCGGACCGACGCCCGCGTTTCAAGCCTACCCGCGCATGCCTTACGGTGTGTTCTTCGACACCACCAACCAGACGGCCCCGGCCAACACCGCACGGGTGATGTCGTACAACACGACCGACATCTCCAACGGCGTCAGCATCGGGACTCGCACGGCGGTGGTCACCGGCACCATCAACAACGGCGCCGCGTCAGCCGGCACGGTGATGACCGTCACCGCGGTGACCTCGGGGACCATCTTCCTCGGCATGACGGTAGCCGGCACCGGCGTGACGGCCAACACCCGCATCACGGCTTTTGTGAGTGGTACGGGCGGCACGGGTACTTATACGGTAGATACGTCACAACTGGTAGCCAGCACGACGCTTACCTGTACCCTGGCGTCCCAGATCACCGCGGCCTACACGGGCGTCTACAACCTCCAGTTCAGTTCGCAATACAATAGCACCAGCGTGTCCGAGCAGGACGTGAGTGTGTGGCTCCGCAAGAATGGGTCCGATGTAGCCAACACCAACACGATGGTGTCGGTTGCAAGCCGTCACGGCGGCGTGGATGGGCATGTGGTTGCCGCATGGAACCTTGTCGTGTCTGTACTGGCGGGGGACTATCTTGAATTGTGCTGGTCAAGTACGGATGCGGCGGTCAGTTTGGCCTTCACCGCGGCGCAAACGGGACCGGTGCGTCCGGCCACGCCATCTGTTATTGTTTCGCTTACTTTTTCATCGAGCCTCTAGATGGCCGTCACGCCTAAAGTCCTGATCGCCTCGCAGCAGTTGACGAACTCAAACGCCACCTACTACACGGCGACGAACGTCACCACGTTCATCGACAAGATGACCGTCTGCAACACCTCGGGTTCCTCGGTCACGCTCACGATTGATCTGGTCACAGCCTTGGGGTCTGCGGGCGCAAGCAAGCGGATAATCAGCGCCCGCATCATTGCGGCGGGCGACACCTACCTCTGCCCCGAGGCCGTGGGGCATATTCTGGCACCGGGCGATACCATTCAAGGTCTGGCCGGTGCCGTCACCTCACTTACGATCCGCTCCAGCGGTCGAGAAGTGTCGGGGCTGTAATGGCAACTCCGTGGTGGCTTGGTACGATTCAAGTGCCGGTTGATTACGACACCGCACAAGGGTCGATGACTCAAGAGGTAGACAAGCGCACCGGACAACCCGTTTTCCTGTCTGCCGGTAAATACTATTACGGGACCGAAGCGGATAAAGATTATAGGGAAAACAAAAACGCCACCTATCGAGGGCAAGACGAAAGCGGTAATCCCTACTATTTCCCTCTACGAGAATTTGTACCCATCCCCGGGCAGGACGAAGCTGCAAGAACTGCAACGCTTGTCACGGATGCTGCAAAGGGTCTGACCGCCCCCTATGGCAATTTGGGCGGTGAGGTTGGGGTGATCGACGGAAAGATGTCGTACTTGTATCCAATGGATCGGGGCGCGTCTATCGACGGTGATCTGGGTGTCTACGGAGGAGCGCAACGCGCTCGATGGTCATCTCCTTCCCAGTCGAAGGGGACCGTAGTCAAGGGGCCGGACGGAAACTTCTGGGTTGCGCCTCCTGCCGATGCAAGGTTCAGCGAGAGCGACACCGCTGACCATACGACAATGCTGCAAGGGGCATGGCGAGACTTTGGCCCTATCATTACCGCAGCAGTAGGTGGCGCGGGGATAAGCGGCGGGCTGGCGTCTACCTTTGGTGGTGGCGCAACGGGCGCAGCGGCGGCGGGTGCCACGATGGGCGGCATCAACGCCTTGGGAAGCGGGGGCGACGTTGCCGGTGGGATACTAAAAGGCGGTGCGTTGGGCGGCGCCGGGTACGGCATCGGCAACGCCATGTCCGGCACGGGCTTTCCCGCGCCCGTGCAGGCGGGCGCGTCTAACTTTTTAACCAATCTGTTAGGCGGTCAGTCATTGCCGCAAGCCGCGGTGGGCGGGGCTATCGCCGGGGCGAACCGGGCATTTGCCTCACCATCGTATGACGCAGCGACAGACGCCGCGTTAGGTGGTGGCATGGGCGGCAGAGAAAGTCTAAGCTCTAACAATCTTGTGCCTATGGGCAACAATGCACCTTTACCAACAGTTCCAGCGACAACGGGTGGCAAAATGGCAGAATATTATGACGACACGGGTGGAATGACCAATCCGTCTTACGCTGACCAATTCGCGGCGCCTCCGGGGTACACGTCGGGGTCTGATCTTCCATCGGGCGATATGTCAGGCGGCGGTGGTGCCATCCCCGCTTGGTTGTCCAAGTTCTTCGCCACGCAGGGCGTCCCCGGTGCGCTGATCTCGGGGGCCGGTGGCCTGCTGGCGGCGAACATGACCGGCAACGCGGCCCGCGATGCGGCAGCACGCTCGGCACAAGCCAGCGAAGCGGCCACCGCGCTCCAGGCGCAACAGTACGCCGACGCCCGCGCTCGGTCGCAGCCGTTCTACAACGCCGGGGTCAACGCGCTCGCGCAGTACCAGAACCCGGAGCTAACCCGCCCCTTTGCCATGTCCGACTTCAACGCCGACCCCGGTTACGGGTTCCGCATGGATCAAGGCATGAAGGCGCTCAACCAATCGATGGCGTCTAAAGGTTTGGGCGTGTCCGGCACCGGCATCAAGGGCGCGATGAATTTTGGCCAGAACTTGGGTTCCCAAGAGTATCAAAATGCCTACAACCGTTACGGGCAGGACCAAGCCACGCGGCGCAACACGCTGGCTAACATCGCCGGGTTCGGCCCCTCGGCAGCAGGAGCGACTACCGCGGCGGGGACAAACTACGCCACCAATGCGGGTAATATGGGCATAGGCGCGGCCAACACGTTTGCCAACGCGGATATGGCAGCAGCAGCGGCACAAGCGTCGGCCTACGGGGGCATCGGCAACGCCTTGGGCCGTGCGTTCTCGCCCGACCCGATGACCGCTGCGATTACGCAGATGATGCAAAGACAGTACGGAGTACCAAATGGCTGAGATCAATTTCGGACTGCTTGACACTCAACTACCGGGCCGGATCGCCACCATCCCCTTGCAGGCGCAGGAGGCGGGGCAGGCCAACGCCCTGCGTGCCATGCAGATGATGCAGGGCATGTCGCAAAATCGGCTGTCGGATCTCAATTACAACGAGCAGGTGCGCGGGATAGAAGAACAAAAACAGATCCGATCCGCATTGTCCGGTGTTGATGTGACGACGCCGCAAGGTCGGATGGATGCTATCCGTAATGCGGCGAGAATCAATCCCAAAACCGGATTTGAATTGCAAAAGATGTTCCAAGAGGACGAAAAACGGAACGCAGATTTACTAAAGACGCGAGCCGATATAGAAAAAATTGGGTTTGACCGCGAAGCTAAAAAACGTGAACAGTTTGCCGGTGAGTTAAGGCAACTGGCATTAAACCCAACAGACGAAAACGTACAGGCCGTATTTTCCAAAGGCATCAGTTTCGGCGTTCCAATGCAAGACATTGCTACGGACCAAGCACGCATCTTGGCGCTTCCATTAGACCAACGCGCAAGGATACTGGCGTTTTACGGGTCTACTGCTGCCGACATGATAAAACAAGTTACGCCCGAATTTCGGGGGATGGGCGGCAATATTTACAATGTGTCTCCGGGTGCTGTTGATTCAACTACGGGCATGCCGCGGAATGTAGGCGCGCTGACCGCGGCGCCAAGCACCGAGGCCGCGTTGACAAGCGCCGGGGCGGCAGTAAAACGAAACGAGATCGCAACAAGGAGACTGAACGAAGAGTTGGCCGTGGGCGCGCCATCGCAACAATCAATAGATTTTATGGCCGAAATTTATCTACAAACGGGTGTGATGCCGCCGTTAGGCATGGGCCGACAAGCAGCTAATTTGAGGCAACAAGTGGTGGCACGCGCTGCCGAGCTAGGCACCGCGGCACCCGCCACCGGCGCAGCAGCGCCGACTGTTGGGGACGCGGCGAGTAACTTGATAGCCAATAAACAAACCCGCGCGGGCCAAGCCGCGGCAGTCCGAGATTTCAGCAGCGGCGTTTCTGCTCGGCGAGTAACAGCAAACAATACGGCTATCAATCACTTGGCTACGATGGAGAAGTTAGCATCTGACTTAGGCAACAGCGACATCGGCATAGTCAATCGTGCGTCTAACATGTTTGCAAAGGAAACAGGCTCAACGGCGCCAGCTAATTTTGACGCGGCTAAACAATTGGTTGCGGCTGAAGTTATTAAAGCGGTCGTCAATAACGGCGGTGGTGTAACTGAACGGCAAGAAGCGCAAGAAAATTTTGCTAAAGCACGCAGCCCCGAGCAATTGCAAGGCGTAATAAACACATACAAAGAACTGCTTGCTGGACAGTTGCAGAGCTTGGGCCAGCAGTACGAAGTTAATACGGGGCGCAAAGACTTTTCTACTCGGTTAAACCCCGAAACTCAGAAGGTGTATCGGTCGATGAGCGGGTCCGGTACACTACAAGCATCGCAAGGCAGACCGCCCCTCGCAAATATTTTTAAGCAATAACATGTCCGACATTCAATCCCAGATTTTGGACGCGCGCAAAGCGGGCTACGACGATGCTGCAATAGCAACGCATATCGGCGGTATGCCCGAGTACCGCGACAAGATGAACGCCGCGCTGACTGCCGGGTACAAGCCCGCCGAGATACTCGGGTTCTTGTCCACGCCGGTTGCCGCGCCATCTAACGACATACCGCAGGGGCGCAAGTTTTCTGTCAGCAGTATTAATCCGGCAATGGGCGCGTATGGCTTGGCAGAAGCGGGTACGCAAATGCTCACGGGGCTAGGCGCGTCCGCGCTTGGCGGGTTGCGTGGTTTGGGATCCTTGGCTATGGGCGAAGGGCCGGAAACCGCTGCTCGCAAATCGCAAGCAACGCAAGCGGCGTTGACATACCAGCCCCGTTCCGACGCCGGTGCTACCGCTGCGCGTATTGCGGGGATGCCTTTGGAGCTGGCATCTGAAGGTGCGGGGTATCTGGGGGCCAAAGTTGGAGGGGCGCTAGGCAACGAAGCTGCGGGGCGCACTATTGGTGAGGTGGCGCCCGCAGTCGTAGCGACCGTAGCTGGTGCGCCATCCATGCTGCGCGGCGGTCGTGCGGTTAGCCGCGCAATGACTGTTGAGCGAGATGCGCAACAATTGGCGCAAAGTCGTGCGCGCGCGCCGCAAATAGACGCAGCAAAAAAAGCCGACGAATTAGGCATTGCGCTTAACCCCGCGCTGTCCAACCCCACCGTAGCTAACAAAGTAAAAGGAGTGTTGATCGGCAACCGAGATGTCAACGCCGCTATAGCCAAAGCAAACGACAATAGAATCACCGAGATAGCCAAACGCGATTTAGGCGTGACAACCAAATTAGACGCAAAGACTTACGAGCAAATTCGGAAAAATATTAGCGGTCCTTATGACCAAATTCGCGGCCTTCCAACGCTGGTAGATGATGGCACCGTGGCCGAGCAAATTAATAGCTTGAGATCCGACCCCTTGATCGGCGGGCGAAAAACGCAAGCGAAAGTGAATAGTTTAATTGATGATGCATTAGAAACAATGACCAACGGTGCTGACGGGCGCGCGGTTCTTAACAACATTGAGCAATTACGCAAAGACGCCAACAACATTTTTAATTCGTTGGAAAAGCCCGATCGCAAACAACGAGCTTTGGCCGACACCAGCATAGGTATTGCAAACGCGCTGGAATCTTTAATAGACGCTAATCTGGCGTCAAACCCTTCTTTACTGGCCGATTTTCGCGCAGCA